AACTAGCTATCAATGGACTCAAAGCTCAATACGATAACGTACAAGGATACGAAGGAAGAATGCTAAGTGGCAAAGCACCTAGGACTTCAGGTGATGTATATAGAAGTCAAGCAGAAGTAGTCAAAGCTATGAGTGATCCTCAATATGATGATGATCCAGCTTATAGACAAGACGTAATGAACAAACTAGCTAGATCAGACGTTCAATTCTAATTATGAGTATTCAATCTGAATTTAAAAGCAACTGGAAATCTATTAAACATGCAGTTAACGAAGTAAAGAAAGCTGCATCTACTAGAAGCTCATCCTATAAAAAAGAGATGGGACCATACCTTAAGAAAAAGAAAAGGTAATGCCTGACAATTTACACGCAAACGAAACACCACCCCAACTAATGAACGAAAAAGAATCCGAAGTACTACTACATGATGCTGAAGAGCTAAATGGTCGACTAGCAATGGTTGGCTTCATAGCAGCTCTTGGCTCATACGCTTGCACTGGCATGATTATTCCAGGCATATTCTAAAACCCACACGTCCGTTCATCCATTTTATGGACGCATGAAACCAAGGCATGGAACGGGGTCTTGGTAGTTGAGGATTACTCATGAAAGTAACACTTACCTATCGCGGCGTAACTTACACAAAATAACTTTTAATTAAAAACATGAAAAAAATTGCACTAGCCCTAGCGGCAACTCTCGCTTCGACTCCTGCAATGGCTGGCGTCTATGTGAATGCCGAGTCAAAAGCAAAGTATACAGGTAGTGATTATAAGTCTACAACGACTGATCTACACATTGGTTGGGAAGATAAAGCAGGTCAACTTAAATATTATATTCAAGGTGGTCCCTCATTCTCTGCTGCTGATGGAGCAAATGGTGACACCGATTTCTCAGGTAAAGGCGGAGTAAAATTTGCAGCTACTGAGAAGTTAGGTCTATATGGAGAAGTATCTTTTGCAACTGATGATACTGCTGACACTGCATACGGTACTAAAATAGGTGCCAAATATAAATTCTAATTATGGCACACCAATCCACTGATGGAAGGGCGCACTTGACGTCCTTCTCACCGGACCCTGTTGATACTAGCCCTAGTGATCAACAACCTCCCGGTGTAGATAAGAAGAAAGAAGAGGTTGACTACAACTCTCTCGAGGAAGCACTTACAGGTGATTCGTAAAATTAATGAACTATGGGTAGTAGTATTCTTACTGCTACCCGTCTTCCTCTATATAGAATGGTCGCATGTCCTTTATCATGCAAGGGAAGAAACACCTCAGTGTAGGACTTCTTCCTAATTGGCATCAGCCCTCCAAGGAGGATACCTTTTGCCGTCTAGACGGTGGGAAAGACCACAAAATTGATCAAACAATTACGCGTAAGAAAGATAAACATACATTTTTTATTCCATATTAATGGCACATCAAACTACCAGTGGCTCTAACACAGCCCTGTTAACGGGACCGGGTGCTGATAATGGTGTTATCACCGCAGCAGGTGGGAATACCGCAACAGCAAACCGAAGAGCCCTTTACCTGAAATTGTTTTCAGGAGAAATGTTCAAGGGATTCCAGCGTAATACAATCGCTAGAGATCTTGTAACTAAGCGTACCCTAAAGAACGGTAAATCTTTACAGTTCATCTACACGGGTCGCACCACAGCTGAGTACCATACTCCGGGAAATTCCATACTAGGTAATAGTGATGGAGCACCTCCAGTAGCAGAGAAGACCATCACTTGTGATGACCTCTTAATCTCTAGTGCTTTCGTTTATGAATTAGATGAAACACTTGCGCATTATGATCTACGTGGGGAAATTTCCAAGAAGATTGGTTATGCTCTAGCTGAAAATTATGATAGAAAGATCTTCCGCGCAATCTCTAAGGCTGCACGTAAAGCATCTCCTATCACTAAGGCTAACTACCTAGAACCGGGCGGAACACAAATCCGTGTTGGTACTGCTGCTCAACTTTCTGATGCTTATAATTCAGCAAACTTGATCAATGCATTCTATGATGCAGCGGCAGCTCTAGATGAGAAAGGAGTTAGTTCTGAAGGACGCGTGGGCGTCTTAAACCCAAGACAATATTATGAACTTATCCAAGCGGTAGGTACTAATGGTCTTGTTAATAGAGACGTACAGGGCGGAGCATTGCAGTCAGGTAACGGCATCATTGAAATTGCAGGTATCAAAATCTTCAAGTCAATGAACATTCCTTTCTTCGGAAAGCATGGTACTATTTATGGTACAACTGCTGGTACTACAGACGCTAACGTAGCTTCTCCGGGTAATGTAGGTTCATTCGTTGGCGATGCCATGGTAGATGAGCACAACACTACTGAGAATGACTATGGTCAGGCTGCTAAGTTTGCTAATACTTGTGGACTTATCTTCCAGAAGGAAGCTGCAGGTGTTGTAGAAGCTATCGGACCACAGGTTCAGGTAACTTCTGGGGACGTTTCAGTCATCTACCAAGGAGATGTAATATTAGGAAGGCTCGCAATGGGGGCTGACTATCTTAACCCAGCTGCTGCAGTAGAATTGTTCGCAGGAACAGCTACAGCTCCAGCCGCATTCGGGTAATATATTTTTTAACCAACATACATGGGAGTCTTCGGGCTCCCTTTTTTTTTATTTATGGCTTCCACAACTATTGATACCGATACAGAACTATCCGCAGTTAACTCAATACTGGGAGCTATCGGTCAGTCACCCATATCAGTTCTTAAAGATCCTACTACAGGGGTAGTAACAAACGAAAACCCTGAGATATCATTCATCTATAATTTACTTAGAGATTCTAATGTTGACGTACAATCGGAAGGTTGGCACTTTAATACAGAGAAACATAAAGAGTATAACCCAGACGCTAACGATCAGATAGTGATAGGCAGTGACGTTATTAAAATGGACGTTGCTGATGGATGGTCACACAGACAATATGATGTAGTAAAAAGAGATGGATTCTTATACGACAAGTATGACCATACAAATCTATGGCCAGATGTAGCTAAGTTGTATTTAGATATAACTATGCTTATTCCATTTGAATCTATACCACTAGTATTCCAGAGATACATAACATACAGAGCATCTCGTATGGCTGCAACACAACTAGTAGCTAACCCTCAACTAGTTCAATTACTTCAGCAGCAAGAGACATTAGCACGAGCTGCTGTAATGGAATATGAATGTAACCAAGGTAATCACTCTATGATGGGGTTCCCTGAGGATACAGTTTATAGTACATATCAACCTTGGAGAGGATTAGTACGTTAATGGCAAGTATCACACAGACCATACCTAATTATCAGGGTGGCATATCACAACAGCCTGACCAGATGAAATTTCCGGGACAGGTAAAGAATATTATAAATGGTATACCTGATGTTACTTACGGTTTATATAAGAGACCCGGTGGTGAAAGAGCAGGTGTAACTAAATTAGCTAATAGACAAGCAGGTGGAGCATGGTTCCACTACTACAGAGATGAGGCAGAGGGATCTTATATAGGACAAGTAGCAGCTAATGGTCAAGTAAGAGTTTGGAAAGCTTCTGGAGACAATCCCGGTGCTGAACAGACTGTAACTTATGGTACTGGTGGACAGACTGCTATAACAAACTACCTAACTTCTACTAGTGGTGAGAATATACAGACTCTAACTATTAATGATACTACTTTTATTAATAACAGAATTAAAACTATTAGTACTACAGGTGCTACAGACAGCTATCAAGATGCTTACTTTGCATTTATAGAATTACTAAGAACTGAGAATGGTAGGCAGTATGCTTTAAATGTTTATAATGGAGAAACTACTACTACTATACCTAGAGCTACTAGAGTTAAAATTGCAAGTGATACATTAGATGAAGGAGCAGGTACTGCAACTTGTCCGGGTATTGTAACTCAAGTATTCAGTGTCAATGAAGGTAATGGTACTGGAGTAGGTAATGATAATGGTAAGAACTTAATCTTTAAAATCACTACACTAGGTCAGCAAGGCAGGCGTAATACTACAGATGATACTCCAAATGGTTCTGATTATGCATGTTCATATAATAGACAGCTGACATTATTACATGGTGGAGAAGGATATGATACTGGAGATCAGGTAACAGTTACTGCAGACCAAGCACAGACTGATTATAACTATACCATAGAAGTTACAGATCATGAGTCTGTACCTATTAAAGCTGATATCAAAGCTGTTAGACCTGCACCAACACCATTCGATGCTGATACAGCTGTAACAGTTGACACTATACTAGGAAGTCTAGTAGATGAACTCAGCGGTACTTCTGTATCTACTACTATTGTAGGTAATGGTATCTATTTATCTAGTAGCAGTGCTTTCCAAGTTGAGGTTGTAGATCAAGACTTAATGAGAGTCATGCAGAAAGAAGTTAACGATGTTACTAAGCTACCTGCACAGTGTAAGGATGGCTACATTGTTAAGATATCTAACACCAGAATGTCAGATGAGGATGACTACTATGTAAAGTTTGAGGGTACTAATGGTAAAGATGGACCCGGTTCATGGGTAGAGTGTCCAGCACCCGGTATAGTAAAAGGCTTTGATGCTAGTACTATGCCTGTTGTAGTACAAAGGACATCGCTAGCCAATGGTGGTACATCAACTGAGATAGCTACATTCACTGTTAAACAGTTTGAGTATGCTGAACGTGAGGTAGGAGATGATGTAACAAATCAAGCTCCTTCATTCTGTGGAACAAAGAACACTGCTGATCCTCCTGTATACTCACAAGATAGGACTATAAACAAAGTACTATTCTTTAGGAACAGACTAGCATTCTTATCAGGTAGTAGCGTTATATTATGTCAACCTAATACCGTAGCTAAGCCTAATTTCTGGGGTGCTACAGCTCTAACAGTTAGTGCTATAGACCCTATAGATATAGAGTGTAGTTCTACATTCCCTTCAGATTTATTTGATGGGATAGAAGTGACTACAGGCTTACTCTGTTTCAGTACTAACCAGCAATTCTTACTATCTTCTGATGATACTGTATTGAATCCTGATACTGCTAAGTTAAGATCAGTATCTATGTTTAACTATAATGAAGTTATACCTCCTATCTCATTAGGTCAGACTATAGGATGGGTAGATAATTCAGGTAAGTATAGTAGATTTATGGAGAGTGCTAATATATTGAGAGAAGGAGAACCTACTGTATCAGATACAAGTAAAATTGTACCTAGTTTATTACCTAAAAGTATAGATTTATTCACCAATTCTAGGGAGAATAATCTTATATTCTTTGGTAAAACTGCTAGTAATGAAGTGATAGGATATAGATACTGGAATACACCTGACGGTAGACAGCAATCTGCATGGTTTAGATGGCATTTCAGAAACCCATTACTATACCATTTCTGTATAGATGATACATATTACTTCTTAGATGATGATGGTTTTCTTCAGAGCATCAACCTAATACAAGCTGATGCTGACCCTTCTATAGATCAAGATAGTATTAACTACCTTCTTCATTTGGATAACCATACTACTATATCTGGTGGTGTATATAATGCTACAACACAGCTCACTACCTTTACACATGGTACTGGTGGGTGTGTGTTCAACTGGCAATCAGATGTAGATACAGGTACTGGTACTAAGTTAGTACTTATTGATTCCGACTCAGGAGCTACTAGAGTAGGTAGGTATACCGAATGCACTGTTACAAGTGCTGGAGCTACGTTCACTGTACCCGGTGAATGGACCGATACTTACCATATAGGGTATTTATATGATTACCAAGTAGAGTTCCCTAGAGTCTATAATACTAGGCAACAGGGTCAAGCTATTATATCTGAGATAAATGCATCCTTAATCCTACATAGATTGAAGCTAAACTTTGGTAAGATAGGTCTATATGAAACTACTATAACCAGAAAAGGGAAGCCTAATTATATTGAAGTATATGAGTCATCTGAACTAGATGAGTATGATGCTTCAGATGCTCCATATTTGGAGGAAAAAATTCAGGCAGTTCCTATATATGAAAGAAATAAAAACGTAGGTATAATTTTAAAATCATCACACCCTGCACCAGCTACATTACATTCAATGAGTTGGGAAGGTGATTTCTCACCGTTAACATATCAACGTGTCTAAATTTATTCACCCAATAACGATTGAGGCTGCCGTAGAGGTAGCCTATAATCTACGTCCAGATGACCGTAGAGAGGTCGAAGAAGGTCATGGACTAGATCCCCTAGTAGAGTTAATCAAAGCAGCGCAGGAAGGCTCCTCTGTGTCTTTCACAGTGCCTAACGGCAAGACTGCTGGTATGGCTGGAGTCAATAATGAAGGTGCTATTTGGATGCTTACCACACCCGCTATAATAGAATATCCTCATACATTTGCTAGAGAAGCGAGACGCTTTGTATTAAGAAGAAAAGAACCTTTACTATGGAACATAGTTGATGAGCGTAATCGAGTTCATTTAAAACTACTAAGATTCTTGGGCTTTAAATTTCTAAGAAAAATTTCTCATGGTCCAAACAATTTGTCCTTTATAGAATTTTGCCGTGTGCGCACCTGATCCAAATGCTCATAGAAGAGCACAAGCTGAGATAAGACATAAGCAAAAGTTATTTGCTTGGAAAGGTAAGAACTTAGCTTATAAAAATAAATCTGCTTTAATAGCAGCTAAACAAAAAGATGTTGCTGGCTTAATTAGATCTAGAAATTTATCTGATTTAAAAGTTGGCATCTCTCAAATGCAAGGTCAACATTATAAGAGAGTAGAAGTAGCGTCGAAAAATATGTGGAAGGAAATGGCTACTGGCGTAGGAGCTAAAGGTGGTTCTATGTCAAGACGGTCTATGTTAAGAGGAGGTACAAAAGCGGCTGCTTATTTAGATAAGATAGGTAAATCCGAAGCAGCTTTAGAACTCGCTAAAGGTAGAGGACAGCATATACTATTAGAGAAACAGCGTAGAATACAGAAATCACAAGATGCTGATTTACGTCAGAAACAAGGTCTACCACCTAACTTTGGTGCAAGTACATACTTTGCCCCTGTAGCTGATAATCGAGGCATGTCTTACTTATCCACTGCTTTATCTATAGGTGCTATGTTTGCTACTGGTGGTACAAGTAAATTGCTCTCTGGAGCAGGTATGGCATTAGGAGGTTAATTATGACTACATCATTAAAAGATTTAATAGAAGCTACCACCTCATATAAGCTACCAGATATATCAGATACTAATAAATTAACATCCAATGATGGTAATCTGGTAGATGAAACTAACAAACAAATAGAGGCAACAGCTAAGGCTGAGAAAGAAGAAGCTTCCTTATTTGCTAATTCTTTGAAAGACGTCTATGAATCCAAGAAGCAGAGGTATAATAAATTTGTTAATCTTATACCTCAAGCATATGGTTTGAAGAAGTGGATTGATGATGAAAATACAGCTAATTCTATCTTTGAAGAACATGAGAAACTCAGAGAAGAGATAGAAACTAACAGTAAATTATTTCCAAAAGGTAAGGAGTGGGAGTTTAAACTACAAGAGCATGACTATGATTGGGACATCAGTGACCCAACAAGTCCTCTTTTAAATTTTGAATATCCTGAAGACATTGAGTACAACGACGCTTTTAAATTAAACCAAGAAGTTAGAGCAGAACTAAATACAGAGTTAGATCTTTGGGGTAAAGGAGAATCTACTTTAAGTCCTCAAGAACTATATCTATTAACATCTGAAACACCTACAGGAAAAGAGATAGATAATAAAGCTGTATTCTTCTCTGGAACAAATAGACAACTTGCTGGTAACTATCAACAGGTAATGGATTATGTCTTTGATAAGAATGATGTTTATTATTTAAACGCTCAAGGCGAACAGGTATTCATGCCTAGAGATATGAGTTATGCAGAAGCATTAAACTCAACCGATCAGTCAGATAATTTCTGGGTTCCATATCTTGAGAAAGCTATGTGGTCTCAATATTATGCACACCTCAATAAAGATAATAATTTAGGTAGTTTAAGTAATCGTGAAATAAAGAATAAAATATTCAAACCTTGGCTTGCAGAGGTAGATAAAAATCGTGAAACAATAGTAAATAGTTTACTTGATGATCGTTTAAAAAATGTTCAGAAAAGAAAAGCTCTTGATTTACTAGACGGATTAAGAAGTGAAGACCCTGTACTTGGTGGAGTAAATGCTGCATTAAACTGGGTATCAACTAATGAACTATTAGCTGATGGCACTAGGGATAATCAAAGAGGTTGGAACTCCTTACTTGAACAGCTGGAATACCTAGCTGATGAGGAAGAGGTAACAAGTGGAGAGCTATTCAGTTTACTTAGCACACCTTTTAGCCAAAGAGGTACTAATAAACAAACTACTATAGGACCAAGCTCCTTCAGTGATACAGGATTGAAACCTGAAATAGCAGCTAAAATATCGAAATTAGCTACAGACTTAAAGCTTAAAGAAAATCAACAAAGAGAAGCTTTAGAGAGCATGGCTATTGATGATAGGTATGCAGAGGTAACTAAAAGTATACTTGAGAGTATGTCCAGTGATGAACCTATGGATGATACTGCTATCGAAACACTGATAGGTAACGAAGTTAATGCTTTAAGTAAAGAATATGGTTTAGATCCATCAAGTCAAAAGTTTAATAAATTCAAAGCTTTACTTAATCGTACAGGTTTAGCTGACGCTTATGATGCACATGATGATTTGACTAAATTATTAGCCGCTAATGTGCCTCTTGATTACAAACTGATAAATAGAATACCGAAAGAAGTAAGTCTGTTTGGTGGTAATGAAACCACTAGAGCTTATTGGGAAAGGATCGCTTTAAAACAAGGGGCTATAGGATTAAGTCCGGCCGAAGTAAAAGATGTAGAACAACAAATCTTCAACGCTTCTAAAGATGTACCTATATTTAAGTATGATGCTAGTAAGAATCCAGATGGATCAATACAGCAACAGAATGCCGTAGCGAATGCAACAACAGTATTCTATAATAAATTTAATGAGTTATCATTTCAATATAGAGATCAGTTACGAACAGGTAATGCACAGGAAGTTTCAGATCTAGAGGCTACTATACGTCATGCTTCATTTCTTGCTGCCATAGAATCTTTCAATGTACCAGAATTACAAAGAGCTAATGTAAAACCATTACCTAAAGTAACTGCAATTGGTACTAGTTTGAAAGATGTAGAAATAGAGCAGAATACAATAGCTGAAACATTTGATCAGCTTAACGGGTCTTATGAAGAAATAGTAGGATTACCAGAATACTGGAGTCCGGGTGAAGAACTTGCAATACAATCCTATTTACAATATAAGGCTAATCCTAAACAAGGAAGACGATGGGCATCTTACTATTATTATACTACAAAGAATGGTAGGAAATTCCCTAACAAACCAATTAATGAGGTAATAGAAGCTAGAATAGCGGCTACTGCACACTTAAGAAAAGACGACGCACCACCAGTAGAAGATCCTACTTTAAAGAATCTAACTCAAAGTGAGATAGTAGATCTATGTACATTCCCTAGTGCAGCTAAGACCGCACAGAAGTTATGTTCTGCACCTCAACACGCAGCTTGGATGCTAGAAGCTCTAGTAGACCCTGATGCTGATGATGGTATTAATACAGTAAGGATTCCAGGAAAAGGTAATGCTAGTGATGGTTATGAGAAGCTACCTAATGGTAAAACTCTACAAACAAATACACTAGCTGAAGTTTTACAGTATGCTGTACTGAATCCGAGTGCAATGTTTGGTAAATATGGTTTAACATTAGATGCTATAACAGATCAGATTACAGCACAAGGAGCTACAATAAATGGTGATATGTTATTCGATGAAGCTCTTCAACAGCAACTAATGTTAGGGAGGATATTACAGAGAGCTAATAAGGATAGTCAGTATGGAAGCTTCAACCAACAATTCAGGAGAGTAAATTATTTAAGACCAGAATTACAACAACAGTTTTATCAGATTGTTAATACTGAAGGCAGATCTGAAGCTGCTGCTAAGTTTTTCAATTCCCCCTATAATCAAATACACACACTATCAAGCGAAGCTGCTAAGGTACTTGCTGATATGTCACTAGAACTAAACTAATTACTAAGGTAATAATATGGATGAGACAGAATCCCAAATAGGAGGATTAGATCTAGAAGGCTTAACGCAGGACATTGATCCTGCAGCCTTACTAGAACAAGATCAGAAAGGTTGGCTACAAACTAGAGAACAAGAGAACCAAATTGTAGAGCAAAACCAAGACCCACGTAATCAAGAAGGTGGTGGAGGTGTTGCAGGTGTAGCCAAAGAGATACAATCTGCTGTTGTAGGAGGTTTACAAGATACCCTACATTCTGTACAAACTTTACCTGAACGTGCCGTTGATATGGTGTCAGGGGAGATGCAGCAGGAGAGAAAAGAGAAAGGTTATTATGAACCTGAGTGGTCACCATTCCGTGACGAAGATAATCCAATTATAACAAATACATGGTGGGGTAATCTACTAAGAGGTACTGTACACTTTGGTTCTATGGCTGCAGGTATTACCGCAGCAGGAGCAGCAGCAGGTATAACAGCACCAGCATCCTTAACTGGATTAGCTGGTTGGAGTCTCATAAGAGCTGCTGGTATAGGTGCTATAGCTGATACTATATCACATACTTCCGATGGTGAGAACGTGTTAGGAATGATGCGAGATCGCTATGGTTGGATGGATACACCGTTAAGTACAAAAGATACAGATCATCCTATCTGGATGAAATTTAAGAATATTGTAGAAGGTATGGGTATTGGTCTTGTCTTTGATAGTGCTAGTATGGCATTAGGAAAAGGTAATAGATATGTCCGTAATCAGATAAAGAATAGAGCAGAGGGTGTTGAAATAGAAACAGTTAGGAAAGGTATCGCAGAGATAAGAAACTTTGAAGATAAATTCCGTGCTTCTAAAAATGCACCTCAAGCAGGTTCTCACCAAGGTAACCACTTATCCCAAGATGATCCATACGTTGTATGGGAAAGACAAAAGAAAATTAATGGTGGTGAATGGGGAGCTGAAGATGGAACTGCTGGTACAGTAACTACACCTGTAATGAAAGAGAGGATTGCTAGACAATCTGGTTTATCTGAAGAATTAGTAGAAGATGTATTGCGTAAACTCTATAGTTCAGAGAAATTTAAGAAGGTTCTTGAAGCAGTTAATGGCAGTAAAGAGAGATTAATGGAAGTATTTGGTGATGCTATAGCTGCTCATCAAAGAATTACAGCTGGTCGTAATGCTGCTGATATGTCAGCTTCTGAGTATCTTAAAGAAATCTTTGAAACATCACAAAGGTTTGATGTAACAGACATAACAGGTGCTAAAATAGATGAACTTACTACCATTACAGCTAAGAATGTTGTAGTTAGTGACCTTGTTGTAGCTACTTTATTACAAGAATTAAGAGATAGAGGTATTGCAGGTAGAGAAATATTCAACTTTGCCAACGTTGCTGATATAGATGGACCTGCAGAACAGATAGTAGATACTATGTTAACTGCTATTTCAGAATCTAAAAGAGCTAAATATACATTATCTAGACAGTTTGCTGCTTTAGGTGCTAAAGATGTTCAAGTAATGAATACTACAATAGCTCAAGAAGTGGCAGATGCTAGAGAACAGATCCAAACTATCCTGAAAATAGCTAATGAAGATAAGGATGGTGATTTAATGTTAGCTATGTTTGAAGCTTTCTCCTCAATGAAGACAGTTAATAATGTAGATGATTTTGTTCACTGGGCTCGTAAGATGATTACTGGTGGTGACATTGAAGGTAAATATAATACTGGAGCTATGGTTAGAGAGCTTCAAGGTATGATGATACACAGCGTTCTAAGCAGCCCTAAGACTCCTATAAGAGCTTTAATGGGTACAAGTATAGCAACCTTTACTAGACCTTTTAACACAGTTTTAGGGGCTACGATGATGGGTGATATGACTACTGCTAGGGCTGGGTTAGCTTCAATGAATGCTATGATGGAATCAATACCAGAAGCTTGGACTCTATTCAGAGCTAAATTAGATGGATATTGGAGTGGAGATATATCTACAATTAAATCACGTTTCCAAGAATACACTAAAGGAGATGATAACTGGGAAATACTAAGACGATTCTCTGAAAGTCCAGAAGCCAGTGTAGGAGATAAGGCAGCATTTGCCGTAGCTAATATGGCTAGGAGTGCTAATAACTCTAACTTCCTAACTTACTCTACTAAGCTCATGGCAGCTACAGATGATAGTTTTAGATATATCCTAGGTAGAGCTAAGATGAGAGAGAAAGCTTTCCTTTCAGCTTACGATGCTAAGACAGCAGGACAGCTAACAGCTTATTCTGATCTATCTCCTGAACTAATAAAAGTATATGAAGAAGATTTCTATAGTCAAATATTTGATGCTAATGGTAACTTACTAGATGCTGCGACTAAATTTGCTGCTCAAGAAGTAACCCTTACTCAACCTTTAACTGGGTTTGCTAAGAATCTAAACGCTGTATTCCAACAGAATCCATGGGCTAAACCTTTCTTTCTATTCGCAAGAACAGGTGTAAATGGTTTAAACTTAACAGCTAAACACACTCCTCTCTTCAATTTCTTTGTTCAAGAATGGAATGAAATAGCTTTTGCTAGACCTGATAATGCACGGTCTATGGAGAAAGTAGCTAAATATGGTATAACATCAGTACAGGAATTAAAGAACGCTAAGGCATTACAAGTAGGTAGACTAGCCATGGGTTCGTCTGTCATTGCTATGACATCTTGGGCTTGGATGAATGGTAGAATAACAGGTAATGGTCCTGCAGATAGACAGACTAAACAAGCTTGGATAGATGCTGGATGGAAACCCAGAATGTATGAACCTTTACCCGGAGTTAGTTTTAACTATGACACTATAGAACCATTCAATCAGATAATGTCTATTGTTTGTGATATAGGTGATGCTAGCCAATTGATGGGTGACGAATGGACCGAAAGAGAATTACAAAAGATATCACTAGTAGTAGCTCAAGGTCTAACTTCTAAATCTTACCTAGCTGGTATGTCTCAATTCGTAGATTTATTTGGTGGAAAACCCGGAGCAATGGCTAATATAGTTAGTGGTCTTATGAATAACCAGATACCACTTGCTAGTCTTAGGAAGGATTTAGGTAAAGTATTCACACCATATACTAGAGAACTTAATTCCGGTATAGTCCAATCATTAAGGAACAGGAACTTATTATTTGAGAATCTTCCCGGAGAAGATTTAGCAATTAAATATTCTATAATGGATGGTCAACCACTTAAAAACTGGAGACCCGTAGAAAGATTCTTTGGAGAACTGTTCCCATTTGGTATATCTTTTAATCATAGTCCCGGCCAAGAATTTCTATTCAACTCTGGTTTTGATATGAGAGCATCAGTGCTATCCTCACCCGGTCCTAATAGTATAGATTTAAGTAGATCACCTGCTATTAGATCTAAATTCCAGAGAGCTATTGGTTTACAAAACTTTGGTGCTAAGTTAGAAGTACTTTCTAAGCAACCAAGAATTATAGAATCTATGGCATTAAGACAGAATGATATTAATTCTGGTAATAGAGGAGAGTATGAGAATAGAGATTATTACCATAATATAATGATAAGAGAATTGATAGATAGATTAAGAAACATAGCTTGGGAATCCATTAAAGATGATCCTGTAGTTATGGCTGAAGCTACTAAACAATTCAAACAAAAAGAATTAAGATTAAAGAAGAAACGTCAATCTTTAGGAGTCCAACCCCTCCTCTCAATGTATAAGTAACTATGGCAACAACAACCTTTCATGAATACAATGGGGATGGGTCAGACAAGACTTTTGATTATTCATTCCCGACATACACAGCGGCTGACGTAGTAGTAGAAATAGACGGTATAGTAGTAGATAACTACACGATACCTAGTTATGCTACATCAGGCACTAAAACAGTTACATTTGATAACTCCACAGGTACTTTAAATGGAACCTTATGTGAGTCAGATGGTTCACCAAAGACAGGAACTCTTGTTAGAGTTAAGAGAGATACCAATGTAGATACTGCTAAGGCAACATTTGCAGCTGGATCGTCTGTTAAAGCAGGAGACTTAAATAATAACCAAGAGCAAATATTAAGAGCTCTACAAGAAGAACAGAATCAAAAGATTGATGTAGGTAAGATACAAGATAAAGCTATAACTAGTGCTAAGATACTAGATGGTTCTATTGTTAACGTTGATATCAATTCCGCAGCAGAAATTGCAGTTAGTAAGCTAGCTCAAAGTGGTACTGATAGACAAATACTACAAACTAATGGTGCTAATGTAGAATGGACAAGTAACATAGATGTTCCCGGAACATTAGATGTAACAGGAGTTGTAGACTTTGATTCAACATTAAATGTAGACGGAGCTGCAACATTCGCAACAGTAGATATTAACGGTGGAGCTATAGATGGTACTACTATTGGGGCTAACTCAGCCGCAGCAGGTACATTTACAGCAGGTACGATAGCTACAGCAGATATCAATGGAGGTGCTATAGATGGTACAACTATAGGTGCATCTTCAGCAGCTGCAGGAACCTTTACTACAGGTACAATTGCAACGGCTGATATCAACGGTGGAAATATAGACGGAACGACCATCGGAGCAAGTTCTCCAGCAGCTGGTACCTTTACTAATGGTACTATAACCACAGCTGACATTAACGGTGGAGCTATAGATGGTACAATAATTGGAGCTAATACAGCAGCAGCAGGAACCTTTACAAATGGAACTATAGCGACTGCTGATATTAACGGAGGTGCTATAGATGGCACAGTTATTGGTGCAACCTCAACAGCGGCTGGTTCATTCACAACCATTAATGCCTCAGGTAATATAACAGGTAATTTAATTGGTAATGTAACAGGTTCAGTTACAGGTGGTATAACAGGTAATGCGGCTACAGCTACTGATTTAGCAGATGCAGCTAAGATTACAGCTGCAGAACAAGCAGCTCATACCGTAAACGACACAACATATTTCACAACATCCGCAGCTGAAGCTAGGTATTTCAATGCTTCAACTAGTGAGACTATTAAAGATGGTGATACATTCCCTGATAATGACACTACAATTGCTACCACAGCAGCTATCAATGATAGGATTATTGACTTAGTTGATGATGTAGGTGGTTTTGTACCTATTGCAAATGAGACTAGCTTCCCTAATGCTAATCCTGATGTTAATAATGGTACAGGTACTATTGTTAGTGTATCTACTTTAGCATCTAACCAGACTTCTAATGGAAGTGGAGTCATCTCTATTTCAAACGGTACTGTAGGTAATTCTACTGTTACTATTAATGGAGCAGCAAATAGTACAACATATAATGCAGGTTATGGATTACTTCTAGAAACAACTTCTACTCTTAATACTTATACCTTCCATAGATTAGTTCCTAAAGCTACTGAAGTAACTACGGTTGCTGGTAAATCTACAGAGATAGGACGTCTTGGTACAGCAGCAGCTGTAGAGGATATAGGCATCTTAGGTACTACAGACTGTGTAGCTGACATGGCTATACTTGGTACAACTGATGTTGTTGCTGATCTTAACACCTTAGGAACAGCAGATGTAGTATCTGATTTAAATACTCTAGCTTCTTCAGCTGTAGTATCTGACTTAGATACTTGTGCAACAAACGTAGCCAATATCAATACAGTTGGTGGTGCTATAACTAATGTTAATACAGTAGCAACTAATATAACTGGAGTACACCACTACGCTGATGTGTATCAGGTAGCAACTTCTGCGCCTAGCAATAGAGCAGATGGGGATGCTTTAGAAGCTGGTGATATGTGGTTTGATAGTTCTTCTAATAAAGAACTTAAAGTTCATAATGGTACCTCTTATCAGTTAGTTACACCTTCTCAGGGTGTATTAGACGATATAGCTATCGTATCTGGTAATATTACATTTACAGAAGATTTAGGACTTATTACTGATGCTACCTCTACAGGTACAGGTAATAGTATAGAAACGTGTGCAGACAATATAACAAATATAAATGCTGTTGCAGCTGACGGAACCGATATAGGAGCTGTAGCTGGTAAGGCAACAGAAATTGGTAGATTAGGTACAGTAGCAGCTGTAGCTGATTTAGCTATTCTTGGAACTACAGATGTTGTAGCTGACCTAAATACACTAGCTACTTCTGCAATCGTATCTGATCTAGATACACTTGCTGACATAGCAGCTAACATAACAACTGTAGCAGGTGTAGCAGCTAACGTAACAACTGTAGCAGGAATCTCAGCTAATACAACAACTGTAGCTGGTATTTCAGCCAATGTAACTACAGTTGCAGGTGTAGCAGCCAATGTAACTACAGTTGCAGGTTCTATTGCTGACGTAAATCGTTATGCTAATGAGTACAAAATAGCTAATAGTAACCCCGGAAGCCCTTCAGCAGGTGATTTATGGTATGATTCAGGTAATAATGTACTAAAATATTATACTGGTTCTGCATGGGCTAGTATATCAGCAGGTATATCAGATGTAGCATCCGATACTTCCCCAGAATTAGGCGGTCATCTAGATTGCAATGATAAAAACCTCACTGAAGTAGCAACTGTCAGTGGTAATAACTTACAAATTGACTTCGGAACTCTCACATAATGGCAAAATTATTAAAACTAAGACGGGGTACAACCTCGCAACATAGTAGCTTTACTGGAGCCGAAGGCGAAGTTACTGTCGATACAGATAAGGAATCCCTTGTCGTACATGACGGCTCAACAGCTGGAGGACATCCTGTAGCTGCAGAAGATATGGCTAATGTGTCTAGTGCTAATATTATAGGTAGATTAGCTTCTGGCTCTATAGCACATGTTAAATTAGCAGGAGATGCAGTAGATGGAGATAATATAGCTGATGATTCTATTAACTCAGAACACTATGTAAATGGGAGTATCGATCATGCTCACTTATCTAATGATTGTATAGATGCAGATAACATTCAAGATGACGTACTCAATTCAGAACATTATGCAGCTGGTTCAATTGATCATGAGCATTTAGCAAATGATATTATTGACGGAGATAACATTCAAGATGATGTTATAAACTCAGAGCATATAGGAGCTGGTGCAATAGATCTAGAACACATGTCAGCTAATTCAGTTGACAGTGATCAGTATGTAGACGCTAGTATCGATAACGCACATCTATCAACTAACTCAGTAGACAGTAATCAGTATGTAACTGGATCAATAGATCACGTTCACTTATCTAATGACTGTATAGACGGTGATAACATACAAGATGACGTCATAAACTCTGAACATATAGGAGCTGGTGCAATAGATGCTGAGCACTTTGCAGCTGGGTCTGTAGATGCTACAGCTTTAGGAACTAATGCAGTTACTACAGTTAAAATATTAGACGATAATGTTACTTATGCAAAAATACAGGATGTTTCAGCTACTAATAGAATATTAGGTAGAGACTCATCTGGTGCTGGTATTATAGAAGAGATAGCTCCAAGTGCAGTACGTACTATGATTAACGTAGAAGATGGAGCTACCGCTGATCAAACAGGTGCTGAAGTACTAGCTCTAATTAACAGTAGCGACATATACACATCATCTAAAATTGGTAGAGATGCTGGTGACTATCTAGCCTTTACTACAGATACCCGAATGGATATCTATGTAAATGGTAATAACGAATTTAGATTTGAAGCTGACGGTGACTTCCATGCAGATGGAGACATTATAGCTTACTCAACAACTACTGCATCTGATAGAAGACTAAAGGAAAATATTGAAGTAGTACCTAAAGCACTAGACAAAGTACAGCTACTAAATGGTGTAACCTTTGATTGGAAAAGAAATGGAGAAAAAAGTGCTGGTGTTATAGCTCAGGAAGTACTAGGAGTATTACCAGAAGCTGTGAAAGAAGTAACTCCATTAGGAGGTGGTGCTAATTATTTAACAGTTAACTATCATGCTTTGACTTCAATTCTTATTGAGTCTATTAAAGAACTTAAAACTGAACTAGAAGAGTTAAAAGGAGGTAACTAATGGCTATCACTTCAAGCGGTCAAATAAAAATTCAAGACATAGTAGATGAGTTTGGGGGATCAGCCCCTCACTCATTAAGTGAATACTATCGAGATGGTGGTGAAGTACCTAGCAATAATACTAACGTACCTACATCAGGTGCTATATCATTAAGTAATTTCTATGATGCTGTTAACGAGATTATTGTAACTGTATCTAGTGGAACTACAAATTATTCCTGTTCAACTGCTTTTGGAAGTCACTGGACTTCTGCTGTACCTAAGAGACTTATTATTAACTCTGGTGTAACAATAGGTGGTACTGGATCTAACCCAGCACTTACCATTGAAGGTTCAATGGCTGGAACATTTATTGTTCAAAATGGCGGAACTATTACAGGTTATGGCGGAGCTGCTCAAGGTGGCACAGGGGGTAGTGCAGTTAAAGTATTAACTGATAATTCTAGTGGAATAACATTTAATAACACTGGTTCTCTACAAGCCGGAGGCGGTGGAGGAGGAACTGGTGGTGACTCAGGATCTGGCGGAACTGGAGGAAACGGTGGAGCTGGCGGAGCTGGAGGTGAAGGTGGTAATGGTAACTACACACAAAACCTTGGTGGATTCAATGTTTCAAATATCTCTTGTAATTCATTAGGTTATAACCACTGCCATATAATAACATGCGGTACGGCTAGATGCGCACAAATCTATGGATCTGGTGCATACTGTACTTCTGGACAATCTCATCAAAATAATACTTACTGTAATAGAGATGAAATATGGTGCCATAACTGTGCTAGACATTCTTCACAGTCTGGTGCTTCAGGTGGTTCTGGCGGTGGCGGTGGATCAGGTAGTGGCGGTGGAGCTGCTACAGAAGGAGCTGCAGGTGGTGTAGGAGCAGGTTATCAAGTATCTGCTACTAACGGTCAAGCTGGACAAGCTGGAGGTGAAGGTGTATCTGGATCTGGTGGATCTAGTGGCAGTGCTGGTGGTAATAATGGTAATGGATCAGGTGCTGGTGGAACTGGTGGAACTGGCGGAGAAGGTGGCGACGGAGGCGATGCTGGAACATCTGGAGAAGGTGGTAACGGAGGAGGCTTAGGTCAAGCTGGACAAGCTGGGGATAATGGTCAAAATGGACAAGCTGGGGAAAATGGAGCTACTGGGTCTTCTGGGTCTTCCGGAGCCAATGGTAATGCATCTAATGGAGATGGTGGTTCATCTGGTCAAGCTGGTCAATCTGGTGGATCTGGAGGTTCAGGTCAAGCTGGATCTGCTGGCGGTCAAGCTGGATACTATATCGAAAACCTTGCTTATCTAACATTAAGTAACAGTGGTACTGTTCAAGGAAGATCTTAACTAAAACTATGAAATACGAAATTAAAGAAGTCGCAACCTCTAGCGTAAAGGTTGAATATGAAGATGGATCTTGGGCTAATGTACCTATCCATGGTAATATGACTAAAAATGATGTAGTCGCTGCTATCGATTCTTACGCAACAAAACTAGGATTTAAAAGTACTAGCGATGTCCCATTAAGTGTCGGTGATACTGGTGAATCAACAGATAGAGATACCGAAGCAGAACCAAGAGATATTACTTATGCTGTAGCTAGATCAAGGATTTATCCTGAAAGAGGAGATCAATGGGATGCTCTATACTGGCAAAGGACCAAAGGTGATGATTCACATATGGTTAAAATTGACGAAGCCATTGCTGATACAAAAGCTAAATGGCCAAAAGATTTGGCGGTTATGACTGAAACTGAGTACAATGCTAAAGTAAAGGAACTATATGGATAAAGAATCTATAAGTGCATCTGAAAGAAAAGAGATTTGTCAAGACTGCCAATGGTACAGAACCACAATGAGACAATGCAAACTTTGTAGATGTTTTATAGATTTAAAAGTCTTGATTCCTAACGCACACTGCCCTATAGATAAATGGTAAAACCACCTACATGTTGGAAATGGACACATATACAAGATCTAAATCCAACTCGATTAAACATTATCCCTTTAGATAAAATTTATTGGGATAATAAATATCGAATCGAATATAGACGAGATAAAATTTGCAGATGTTGCGGTGGTGAAAGGTATTTAAACGCAGATATTCGTTATCCCGGAATACTTTTCATAATGAAACCTAACAGCTATGGGGAGATATACCATGTTTTAGATGGATGTCATCGTATACAAAAGATGTTAGATCAAGGGTTTACTGAAGCTCTATTTTTCATAACAACCAAAGGAGAAATGAAGCAAAGTGATTCCAAAAATCCATATCCCTAAATCTCTAGACATCCCTCAGATCTACTTCAGACCGCCTACAGCAGAGGTACCTTCATATAAACCTATGATCGTACCCCCAGCTGATTTAGAACGTCCTGAAGAAACTAAAGCGGAAGAGACTACAGAAGAACCTGTAGCACCTACTCTAAAGATTCCTGTATTGGATATTAAAATGCCAATACCGGAAACTGCGGTAGTAGTTACGGCTGTAACAACAGCTGTCATAGCAGTAACAACAACCACTGTTACTCAATCTTTATTTGAACCAATCAAAAAGAAAGTTCAAAAGCAACTACAAGCTAAAGTTAATAAATGGAAGGAAAACCAGAAGAAAAAAAAGGACTCATCAAAAAGCTCAAAGACGGAATAGAAGATCAAGAACAACAGATTCAGATCCTCGGTACGTTCGTTAGATTGGGTGTTGTGGTGTGGTCCGGGTTTATAATTACTTTAAACTATGTAGAACTACCTATGGTTAAGAAATCTGGTAACTCAGATATCACGTTCGTGGCATCAGTGTTTACAGGAGCTCTGGCTACTTTTGGCTTGTCTACTGGTAACTCTAAAGACAAAGGTAAACCAATGAACTGTCCTATGGCAAAGAAAAAGGAAGAATGAAAAAATGGCTTTTACTCTTAGCACTGTTCTCCCCCTCGGTAGCAAGAGCAGAGTTAGTCACGCCCCAATTCACCCAAGGGTCGATGAACTCAACAACGACTACAACTCAAGAGATTGTGGAGGAAATAACCATCACAACTTATGGGTCAGCCTTAAACAAGTGGAGTGGGGACAATATAACCCATACCTCCACCTCATCAGGCGGAATAGCGGATTCAGATTCGGTATTCAACATGACAACAGCTGGTTCAGACTTCTCTTTAGAAGTAATAACAAGAGCAGCAAGTCAGGTACTAGAAGTAACAGAAATAGATCGAGAAATCGACACTACCTCTACTACGGTATCATTATCAGTATTCTCACAATAGGAGCACCAATTTATGCTGAAGAGGGAGAAACCAACAATACTTCAAACCCTGTGGCAGCGGCTACAGGAAACGTTACAAATCAAGCCGTCCAGTTCCAGAATAACGGAGCCCCTTCGCGTCAGGTATACGGACCCAACATAAGTTGTAACGGATCAACTATGACCTTCTCACCATTCTATATGGGGAATCATACCTCTCCTTATGATGATACTATGGCTCAACAGAGCTATACTGTAGCTGAAAACTGGGGATTCCAAGTGAATTTTATGGTTCCTTTAGATAGAGAAGGTTTAAATAGATGTAGAGCTATAGCTGCTCAACAACATGAAAAGATGAAGTTGAATTATGAACTAGTTAGAATTGATAACTGTGCTAAACTTCAACAGAAAGGATTCATGTTAATGCCCGGGTCACGGGTATGGCATCTTTGTAGTGATGTAATTCCTATAGTTGCATTTAAAAAAGCAGAACAAAAGGTACTTGCATGTAAAGAGCCACCAAAGCCTTGGTATAAACCTTGGCAGAAAACTAATAAATGCCCATTAAAAAATGATTGAACCACCATCCATAAATGAAGAAATCGAATTAGATGCTAGAAAAGTTGGAGTATTCGATTTTATATCCCCCGCACATGTAGAAGAACTAGTTACAGAAATCAATTGGCACAGAGGTAATGGTAGCCTTGCAGATGGGGTGGAAAGTGTCAAATCCAATAACAGAGAAGCAGTAGCAGTATTAAAAGTTAGCAAACAAGCTTCCTTACTTCACGGTATGGGTACTTTTTGGGATAGAGTAGAATCTCCAGAGTGGATTCACTTTGTATGTCAAAAAGGTAATACACATCCAATGTTTAGTATAACTCAAGAAGGAGGTTATTATAGAGCACATTTTGATGCACCCCAGAATGGTCACTTTAGTAATACATTAATTCTTAGTGATCCTGATGAATATGAAGGCGGTGAATTAGAAATATTAATTGATGGAGAAATTAACCAATTTAAAGTTAATTCTGGTCAAGTAGTTAGCTATGAAACTGGATTAGCTCATCAAGTTCGACCTGTAACTAAAGGAGAACGTAAAGCTCTAATATGGTGGACTCATAGTCTGATTCCTAATATGACTGATCTTTATGCTTGGAGGACTTTAAGAAGCCTTGGACTAGAAGGTGAAGGTCCATATCCAAGAAACATTGAAGATGTCACAGATGATTTATATGAATTTGTTAGAAAACCACATTGTATATACACTCAAGCAGCTAATAATATAATTAGAAAACACCTATACACTATGTCAAACGCTCCCTTAATTTAACATGAGTACTCTCACAGTAAAAAATAAAGATACTACTCCTAGTTTAGATGGTTCTAACGATCTAAGACCAGAAGTAAAGACTTCTTTTATTCTAAAACTAGAAGCTGATGCAGCTGCAGCTAAAAAGAAAGCTGAAAAATCTGAATAAACTTACCCCCTAAAACAATGATCCTATTAATCAAGCCCATCCTATTCGCCTTCTTGAAGTCGGATTCCGTTAAAAAATTAGTTATTGATCTACTAGAAGCTTATGTCGCTAGAACAGATAATAAGCTAGACGACCAAGCACTAGAAATTGTAAAGAAAAAACTACTAAACTAATGGCAAAATCAGGAGCCTCTAAAGGGGCTAAAACAATTAAACCCTTTGATGATCAAGATACAAAACTAGCACAGGGCAAGATGCCTGACCATGTTTTTGAATCTATCCAGAGACAGTATGGTAACAAAAAATATGGTAAATATACCATTGAGGATAAGAAAAACGTTATCAACTGGCATAAAAAGAAAGTATAATGGAACAGGTCAGAATACTTCCAAAGAAGGCTACTGAAGATAAGTTTAATGAGTTACATAACCTCGTCACTGAAGACTTTCTAAGGAGAGTCAGAAGTGGTGAGGCTAGTACACAAGACTTGAAAGCTGCATGTGATTGGCTTAAAACCAATGATATCACAGGTGTAGCTTATGATGGTAGTCCTTTAGATAAATTAAGTAAAATTCTACCTAAAGTCGATCCTGAATTAGTAAAGAGGAGAATGTATGGCTCCAAAACGAGCGTCTAAACCCGGTAAGACTTCTAGGTATTACCAATCTGCTAAAGGTCGGAAGTCCTACAATAAGCAGAAAAAGAAACAAAAGAAAATTAACAGCACCGCTACTAAACGAAAGTATCGTAAGCTATTGGCACGTAAGCGTCGTCAACTAGGTATTATGGGTAAAGGCGGTAAAGATGTCAGTCATACGAGTAAAAATCGTACTAAACTAGAGATTCCTAAGAAAAATAGAGCTCGAGGAGGAGCTAAACGTAAATGACCGATCACATCCTACATTCACCCGGAGTCTTATCACAAGAAACCTGTAGTAGTGTAATTAACACCTTTGAGCATAATAAAGAGTTACAACAAGAAGGTAGATTTGGTGCAGGTATATTAGACCATGAATTAAAGAAATGTACTGAAATGTTTGTAGACTATAAACGTGATACAGATTTCTATCTTTATGTTGTAAAATATCTAAAAGCTAGTATAGAGGAATATAAACAAATATATCCTTATATAGATAAACTAGCACATTGGGAAATACTTGAAACATTTAAAATACAAAAATATTTACCTAATGAAGGTTACTTTAGAACTCACTGTGAAAACGAAGGTCAACTAGATGGGAGCCATAGAAGAGTACTAGCATGGATGATTTATCTAAACGAAGTACTAGATGGCGGACATACACAATTCCCTTCTCAAAACAAAGCATTCCAACCTAGAACAGGTGATATATTAATATGGCCAGCTGGCTTCACACATCCACACCATGGAGTTACAAGCGAAACACAAACAAAATACATTGCCACTGGTTGGTATTCACATACTGAAACAAAATGAGCAACAAAAATAGAAGAACAGCTACTCAGAACTCATTAGAAAAATATGGCTTTAATTCTTCTAAACAAAAGTTAGTACCTCATCCAACAGAAAAAGGTAGTTATACTATTAAAGAAGGTATAGACCCATCTCTTGTAACGGGTGATGATGGACTACCTTATACTGGATGGAAATGGGTTCCAGTTAAAAATAGAAACACTGGAGTATATAGATATATAAATAACGGTATTATAGAACAACCGGGATTCACTTCAGCTACAGATGGTACGCCATTCAGTAGAGGAGGTGCTGGTGTATATGAGAACCTATTTAAAGGTGGTAAAGCAATAGTTGATTTTGTAGTAGATTCAGAAGCAGATAGACGATTTAGACAGCAAGAAGTTATGGCTGATGCTATAGACTATACTGGACAAGTATGGAATAATAGAGTATCTCCTTTTCTATCTGCTATAAATCAAAGATTCACACCTTCTGCAGAAGACCCAAATAAGTCTGTATCTCAAGTCAAGAAAGAAAATGAAAGAACTAGTGTTGATGCAGCTAATGACATCCTTCTGAAATGGAAAGGAGGTCAGTAATGACTACCTATTCAATTGTAAATCCTGAAATAGAATTAGATCCAAGTTTAATAAAAGGTGGACCAGAAGAAGAAGAATTAGATCCAAGTTTAATAAAAGGTGGACCAGAAGTTATAAATCAATTAAAAACTGAACTAGATCCTCCAGTTTGGCAATGGTGGGCTGATAAAGCTGAATCCAGACCCGGTATAGAAGATGATATTTATCGTGGCATAGGTACTGCTGCTAAAGGTGTATGGGGCGGTCTAAAAGCGTATGGTGAAGCTACTGATGCTTTGGATAAAGCTGTAGGATTACCGGGAACTGACTATGACTTATATGCTGCTAGACATTCCCTTATAGACCCATTAGCTGAGAAACATTTCTTATTAGGACTTGCTGGTGAAGTGATACTACCTGATAGTGTAGATGTAGCCACATGGGGTCTTACTTATATCCCTAATAGAATATTAAAAGCTGGGAAGTCTATAAAGACTTGGGCTAGGATGAGAACAGCATTAGACGGTGTTGATCCTATAGTAGATGCTTTGAAAAAGTATTCACCAGAAGAAGTATCCAGAATGGCAGCTGCTGGTGAAATAGAAGGTATACCAAAAGGTTCTAATATATTTTGGAGCGTGGGTGATAACTCTGATGAATATATTGACATACTAGGGAAAGCAGAAACACCTACTAGACCTGTACCTTTATGGGATACTAAGGGTGAAGTGGCATCATCTGCATTTGAAACAGTTATAAATAGTACATACTATGCAAATAAATATGGACAATCTAATATTCGTAAAGTAGCTGATTTTATGCAAGATGCCTATATTACAGTTGGTAATACAGGTGGTTTGAAGGGAGCAGGTAGAATAGAAATTGATGGTATCCTTTATAAAGCAAGAGCAAATAATGGAATGGCTAATGTTAATGTAAGATTAGGAACAGGATTAAAACTTGCTCCTATGGTTAACAATAGACAATTAGATGCTATAAGAAGATTAGGTTGGGAATGGAATAAAAATACAGAAAACCTAGTAAGGCAATGGTTTGCTAATGCTGGAGCAGCTCCACATATTGCTGAAAACTATATTGCTATCCAAAAAGCAGATGCAAGTAATATAAAAAATCTTGTAACTGCAACTAATAAAGAACTAAAAAGACTTAATCCTAATATAAAACGAGCTGATCTTTTAAGTGTAGGTCATGGTAAATCTCTTTCAAAAGGTGGACCAGATGTTTCTAGAAATAGATTCTTAGAAAATCTAGGTAAAAACGCTCAAAGAGGAGATAAGAATGATTTACCTGATATTATTCTGAAAATGCTAGGGAATCCTTTAACTATAGAAGAAGATATGGCAAGGTTCTTAATGGGACCAAGTTGGTATAAAGACTTCTTCCAAGAACTAGGTCCAGAGATTAAAGCTAAATGGGCTACTATGATAGGTAAAGGAATAGATCCTGATGATGCTTTACAGATTATCTGGGAAGAAGGAGGTGAAGCTGTAAGAAAGAATCCATTCTTTAAAAATTGGCATGAAAATGTAAAAATGTCCGACTCTTGGTCACGTAATCAAAGATGGCTTGGTGGAGAATGGGGACCGCCACAATTTAGAGATGATAAACATGGCGGATGGCTCTATAAACGATAACACACAACTATTATGACAGTATCCTCAGACAGACGTAAAGCAGCCAATGAAAGACGAAGAAAGAATCGGAAATCATTGTCTGTAAAAAATAAACCTAGTATGCCTCATCTTGAAGGTAGAAACTTTACTGGGTCAAAGAGTACTAAACCTAAGAAAGAAAAAGAAGAGTGGAAAGAATCTGAAGCTTCTAAAAAGCGTAGAAAATTTCTTAGAATAGGTGCAGCTATAGCTGAAGCTGCTGGCGGCACAGATTATGCAAAAGAAGCAGCAAGTGGTGAGACAATTAACCTAGGTAAAAAAGATAAGAAGAAGAAGAAAAAGAATAAAGGTTACATAAAAACTCACGTTAAAAATGACGGCTCTACTAAAATGTATTAACTATGGCTAAACAAGGAGAACTCTTTCCAGATGATAAGCCTAAGAAAAAAAGACCACGTAGAAAATCTAACAGTCAATCACTAGAAGAAAGAGCTAAAAAAAGAAGACAACGTAAGCAGCAAGCAGATGTATTAAATGATGCTGCAGAAAGACAAAGAGCAGAACAAGAGTATTGGAAGAAAACTAATAAAGAACGTGAGGAGAAATCTAAGAAAAGATTGAATATAGATTATCTGAAAATACTACAAGCTGTACCCGCTAAAGCTGGTGCTTTTGGCAGAGCACTTTTAACTATAGCAGGAGCTGGTGGTGGAATGTACAGATGAACAATACTTTATCCTCCCTACAGCAAGACTTCAAGCTCTTCCTACAAGCCCTGTGGGATCAGCTTGATCTACCTTCCCCAACACGAGCTCAGTATTCTATAGCCGATTACTTACAGTATGGACCAAAGAGATTACAGATCCAAGCCTTTCGAGGTGTTGGTAAATCTTGGATTACTGGTGCTTTTGTGTTATGGACACTCTTTAATGACGCAGAAAGAAAGATAATGATCATATCAGCCTCCAAAGAGAGAGCTGATAACATGTCAATTTTCCTACAAAAACTAATCATTGAAACACCATGGCTCAATCATCTCAGACCGAAAGCAGACGATTCACGTTGGAGTCGCATCAGCTTCGACGTTCTTTGTTCTCCACACCAAGCCCCAAGCGTAAAGTCGGTGGGAATAACTGGGCAGCTAACAGGAAGTCGCGCAGATTTAATGATCTTGGACGACATAGAGGTTCCTGGAAATTCCATGACGGAGTTAATGCG